GGTTTGATAAAGGGTTTGTTAAAGTGGTGTGTAGTAGGTTGTCCATTAGCCTGTCATCGATTTATCCAAAGTCAAGCCTAGGATGGCCTAGGCGGTCTTTTGTGGCCTTATGGCTGTCCTCGGTCTAACGACAGACCCAAACGCCTTGGCGACCCCTTGGCGTGGCTGGAATTGGCATCCCTGCTGGACACTTCGGACGCAATCTCGGAGGGGGGCTGGCTGTATTCCCAGCGGATGACCCCCTTCTCGGCGGCGTGGCGGATGTAAATCTCGCCCTTGAACTGGTTGGCGTGGTCCTTGAGGCCGGCACGGCCACGGCGCTTGGTCAGGCCGAACTTGTAGATCGGCTCTTCGCCCTGGCATCGGAAGAGGACGGCGACCTCGCGGAACCAGTTGGTGAACTCGGAGGAGCCGAGGCCCGCGTAGGCTAGGTCTGCGACGGTGTGGCCTTCCTTGTCGGAGGCGGCCTTGGGCTTCCCGGTGTGGTGCATGGCCACGAGGACGGCGCCTGTCTCGAGGAGGATGGGGGCGAGGTCATGGCGCAGGAACTTGGACGCCTGCTCCTGATCGGAGACGTCGATGCCCGCGAAGGACAGGAGAGGGTCGACGAAGACGATGTCGGCCTTGTGCTCGATGATGAGGTCACGCAGGGCCGAGGTAAAGGTCGTGCCGGTGCTGACGGTGTCGCGGAAGATGGCGAGGTGGTCCCGCAGCTGAGAGCGTTCGTCGCTGTCGAGGTAGGCCCCGGCGATGACGTCCTGAAGGGCTTCCCCTACGTCGAGGAAATCATTCTCAGCCTGGAGCACGATGGCCCTCAGTGGGCGGACAGGCTTGATGCCGAAGAAGTCCTTGCCGATGCACCAATGGACGGCGGCCTGCATCATCAGGGAGGACTTGCCTGTGCCCGACTGGCCGACGATCAGGAGAGAGCCACCCTTGCAGAGCCAGCGGTGGTTGCCGAGGATGCAGTTAGGGTCGTTCTTGCGGTCAGCCGAGATGAGGGCGTCGAAGTCCATGCGCTGCGGGCCGTGCTTCGCTTTCCGCCCCTTGCGCGTCTCGGCGATGGTGGCATAATGGTCGAGCAGCGTGTCGGGGTCGGTAGCCTGTTCCGCGGCGACCAGGGCACGGCGGAGGATGGCCGCATCCGCGATCATGTCGGCGTGCTCCAAGCGGAAGGTGGCTTGCCCTGCGTCGCTGACGAGGAGCGAGACGGTGGCTTCGGTCACCGGGCTGTTAACCTGGCGTAGGCGCTGGCTTACTGTCAGCTCGTCGGGTGTGACTCCGTCCACGGCCAGCGAGAGCATGGCGGCGGCGATGTCTTGGTGGGCTGGCTCAAAGAAGTCGGAAGGCTGGAGGTCGCCCGGTAGGTGGGCGGCTTCGCGTAGGAGGACGCCGAGCAGGTGGCGTTCCGCGGCGACGTTATTCGGCGGGATCATGGAAGAGAGGGGTTGGGGTTTGTGGGCGTGGGTGCCCGTGGTCAAGATGCTTTGCGTAGGATGCGGTCGAGGTCGGACTTGCGATAGTGCGGTACCGGGCGAGGGGTGCGGAAGATGCGCACAGGGATCAGGGCGGCGTCGATGCGGTATTGGATGCCGCGGACGGTGCGTCGGTGCTTGCGGGCGTAGTCGGAGAGGTTGACCCATCCGGTGGGCGCCTTGAAGGCTTGAAGGGCGATGGCGGCTTCGTGCGCCTGTGCCCAGGTCTTGAAGCGAGGGCTCAGTTTGTACGCCAATCGGCTGCGGGTGATGCGTCGCTCTTGGGCGAAGCCGGCCTTGACGATGCGGGCGATAGGCAGGGCGACTCCTGCCCGGGTCCGATAACCTAGGAGGCGGGTGACCTCGATGGTCTTGACCCAGCCTTCGGGGGCGTCCTTGGGTTCGCTGACCAGGGCGGCGACGAGGGCGTGGGCGTCGAAGCGCTTCATCGGGCCTTCGGGGTGAAGACCTTGAGGTCGGTGGTCCAGACCCAGCGGGAGCCGACGCGGTGGACGAGCCAGACCTTCCAGTCCTTGCCGTCGACCCAGCCGGCGGCGAAGCCTGAGCCCCAGCGGGAGGTGGCTAGGCGGTGCGACGCGTAAGCCATGGCGTCCTTCTGGCAGAGACAGCCGGCGGAGAAAGCGGCGCCGCCTTCGGCCTTGGTTAGATTGACCTGGGCGAGCGTGTGGGTGTGGCCGTGGATCAGAGCGCCGCCGCGGTCGGCGTAGTGCTTACCCTGCTCGGCGGTGGCGTTGAGGCCATGGGCGTAGCCATGGATGAAGGCGACCTGACCTAGGCGATAGACACCCTTCTCAGCGTGGTAGGGCAGGATGGTCTTGGCTCCGCAGCTCTTCGCGGCGGTCTTGATGCGGGCTTCGAGGTCGGCGCAGTAGTCACGGACCAGGGCGGAGCCGGAGGTATGCTGGAGGGCTTGGGCGCGGTGCTCGTGATTGCCCATGAGGTAGACGGTGGGCTTGGTGCGCTCAAGGAAGGCTTCACCGGCCTCGATGTCGGAGATGAGGGACTCGGCACCTTCGGCATCCTGCCCGGCTCCACGGCGCAGGGATCGGAAGTCGAAGCAGTCTCCTAGGTGGACGCGCACGGTCGGCTTGTAGTCCTTGATGAACTCGACGAGGGCCTCGACGGCGTTCTCGTCGGCCATGTCGCCGTGGTTGTCGCCGAAAGCGACGAAGCGGGTGGGGGTGCTCATCAGCGGACGTTAATGTAAGGGATGGGCTTCCCGGCGTCGAAGGCCGCGAGCATCTCGTCACGGCGCTTGCGCGCGGTCTCGAGGTCGCTGGCGATGTTCTCGACGATGTCCTTGCCGCGGCGACGCAGGCGGAACCAATAGCAGTCGCCGAGTTTCTGCAGGTGGTGGTTCGGGTTCTCGGCCTTGATGTAGGCGGGCTTGTCGTTTCGCCCGGTGCGGGTGTACTTCGGGCAGGCGAGGAGAAAGGCCACGCGGTCAGGCGACAGGCCGACCTTGTTCGCCCAGCGCAGCGTCTCGGGGTTCATAGTTTCCATGAGCGGGCGAGGTTGCGGCCTTCGGTCATGATCGCGTTACGCGAGGACGGCCTGAAGATATACTCCTGGTCGAACAGGTGGGACGCGCGTATCTCGGCGATGCTGTCGAGCTCTTCGTCATTGGCCGGGCCGACCCCAGCGGTAGCGACGTAGATTGTGCGGACCTTCCAGCCCTTCTCCCAGAGGATGTCCTGACAGACCCTGAGCTCGTTGACGTAGCGCCAGTCGGAACAGACGACCGTCTCAGGGGAGGGTTGGTCGTGATGCTTCATGACCGGGCACCAGTTGGCGAAGTGGCGGGCGAAGACGTCCCGATCCATGCGCCGGGCGAACTTCCCAGCGTGGACGAGGAAGTCGCGGTTATCCACCTTGAAGTCCTCCTTGAAGAAATCCCCATCAAGGCCGAGGTAATCCATATAGTGGTTCGCGGCCTCTTTGAGCGCGTCGGCGAAGTTGATGTGTTCGGCGGGTCGCTGGGACCACTCGAGGATGCCAGAGGCGAGGGTGTCCTTGCCCGCCCTGGCGTAGCCTGCGATCAGGACGAGCGTCGGGGCGGCCATGGGCGTGGGTGCGTCGGTCACGGGATTAGAAGGGGACGCCTTCGGGCGGCAGCGGCTCTTCGGGGGCGGTCGGCTTCTGGGAACCGCGCGGGTAGGTCATCTTGTACTTGTACTGAGGTTTCCCCTGCCACTCGCCGTTTGCCTCGACCTCGACGCCGACGAGGATGGTCTGACCGCAGGCCGGGGACAGGTACTCCAAGTACTCCGCAGGGGTCGCGTCCAGACGGATCTCGTTGGTATACTTGCCGGAGAACTTGCCGACGAGCATGGCGAGGGCCTTGCCGTACTTGCTGGAGAAGTTCTTGGACAGGCAGAAGCCCTTGTCATCGACGAAGAACAGGCGGCAGGACGAGGTGCCGTCCTCCCACTGTTTGACCTTCTCGAACTTGGGCTTGATGAGTTTCAGCTTGTAGGTGCCGTTCGTGCTGATGGACGTGAGCGGGGGGCGGTCGTTGTTATCGGTGGTCATGGTATTAGGCAAAGTTGATGTTGGTCGCGGCGCTGGGCTTGGCGGCGATGTCGATGGTGGTGATTTCGGTCTGGTAGCCGGGCCAGTTGCCCGAGGCCGTGCAGTCCTTATACAGGGTCAGCGCCTTCTCGAAGTCGAAGGCGGCGCCGGTCATCAGTTCCGGCCCCAGCTCGTAGACCGCGTGGGCGTAGGGCGGCTCCTTCTCGACGGCGATGAAGCGGAAGCCGAGGACGCGGCACTTATAGGCCGACTCGACGGCGTGCCGGTAGAAGTAAGCCTGGAGGGCGTACTTGTATTTGCGGACGGACTGGAGGAAGCCGTGCGGGCTGGCGTCTTCGCAGGTCTTCAGATCGTAGATATAGCCGTCGTCTGAGATGCCGTCGATGGCGCACTTGACCAGGGTATCGCCGATGAAGGCGGTGAACATCACTTCGGTCTTCGAGAGAACGATGCCGTTGTTCTTCATGCAGGCCGCAGCGGAGTTGGCCACCGCGTCGACGAGGGCACCCTCTTCGGCGGTCAGGATGGCCTTGCCTTCGTTGGCGGTGACGAACTCGGCCCACTCGGCCTTGCCTTCCTTCGTGCGCTTGTCGACCTCGGGGGCGATGGCGTGAGTGGCGTTGTAAGCGTCAAGCCCTTCGAGGGCCAGCTTGTGGACGGCGGTGCCTACGCGCAGGGCCTTGGAGTCCTCGCGGGTGCGGGAGAGGTAAGCCTGGTAGTGGGCGGGGGACTTGAGCAGTTCCTTAGCGCCGGATTGGTTGAGCGCTTGGATGCCGTCATAGATGACGCGTTCGGTGATGAGGTCGGGCATGGGT